TCGGACCCTAGCCAGTTTGTGGCCTTGGATCACGTGGGCAACACCGCGGAGCAGAACAAGAACTTGCGGCTGCGGGCTGTCCGTTCTACTCGCGGTGACCGCGCTCCGGTCTCTACGCTTGGTGATGTGAAGCGGTCAGACTGGAACAGCGGGGACGGCGACCTTCTTACAGAAGACCTCGAGTGCGTTGTCCCTGAAGGGCACGCCCAGTGGGCTTCAAACCTGCACAAGAAGCTGGAGGTGCGCCCTGGAACGTACACATGGGACAATGTGGGTGTTTCTGCGGGGCGCTACGCTCGTCAGCTGAAATGGGGCACTCGTGAGTTCAATGCCCCGCTGCGGCGCTTCTTGAGCTGCGACTTCACTGGCATTCCGCGTGAGCACGGCCTGTACGTGTCCAACTACGAAGGCACTGAGGTCAGGGACTGCACGTTCCTCCGCTGTGGTAGCCAAGGGGTGCAGTTTGCCCACCGTCCGCTCCCATACCAGCAGTACAGCGCAGACAACCTGCCGTATGCAGAGCCGCCGGTCCACATCGTGGAGAACAGCCACTTTGTTGACAACGCCTACAAGGGTGACCGGCCTTCGTTCAACCTGACCTACTTCAATCCGGGCACATCTAAGTACCCCGGCACAATCGTGGTCGAGAACAGCACGTTCGTATGCGACTGGCCTGAGCCCAAGTTCTACAACGGACGCGAGCTGCGCTCAACTGGGGCAATGGTTGTCGGCAACATGCAGGGCAATGAGCCGCTTCAGGGTCATCCGATGATGGATTCTGTGACGCTGCGGAACAACCTGTACGACTTCACCAAGAACGACCGAGCCATCGTCGAACTGCGGTCTTGTGAGGAGGTCGTGATTGAAGACTGTGCCTTCATCGCACGTGATTCGCGCTACCCGCTGGTGATGATTGACCAGTACCTCGACGCCGACGCGGCAATCAAAACCAAGGTCATCACGCTTCGCAACACGCACGCTGAGGGCGGGACGGGGTTGAAGGTCGCCATGCTTGATGGCTGGACCAAGACGTTTGACATGCACTGCCCCGGTCAGGAAGTTGTCATCAACGTAGAGACCGGGACTGCCACCAGAAAGAACCTTTTCTAGTACCAACAACAAACACGCATATGACAGCAAAGATCCTACATGAGTTCACATTTGGTCGCGACAGCCGCTACACGCTCGTCTTCAGGGACGACGGGGCTACAACAATTGAAGCAGGGCTACGGCAGGTGGCTCGCTACGACAGTGTTCGACAGGCCTTCCTCGACATCCTCGAGCTGTTCGCATCGTTCCCGCCGGAAACAGAGCCGGATCGGCTGCTGCTGACCGCCATCATTGACGTTCTGGACGCTGCCGTAGAAGAGTAAGCGTTTTTCGGTTGTGGCTTGGGCGCGAGTATGCTGTCATCTAGGCGCGGCGTGGGCGTCAACGGCAGAAAGCGCCCAGTGATGACGCCGCATGGCAGGTGAGGCACCGTCTGGGAGACTAGGCGGTGCCTCTTTTTAGATACGGCCTCTTGTCTCCACGACCCGCCACCTCCTGATTGTGGTACGCATGCCCGCTGCCAACCGCAAGGTCTCGAGACAGCCAAGAGTTGGCTTCAGCGCCCGTCGCCTCGTCGGTGTCAAAGCGTTCCAACATCTCTTCAATCTCTTCCATCTCCCGCTGACGCATCACAGCGTGCGCCTCTCGGCTCATACTCTCCACCATGAAGCCCACGCCCATTGCCAAGGCATCGACCCGGTCATCGTGGGGGAGCGATCCGCGCTCGTAGGAGATGTGCGTTGCTTGCCAAAACATCTGGCGGGCTTTGTGAAGCTCCTCGCTGTCGTCCTTGCGAGTCTTTGCGTCCTGCTCGATGGTCTTTTCGTGGAAGATGATTCTGTGGCCTTCAAACACAGGCGACAGTGTGTCGATGATGCGCCGCTCCTTCTGCAGCGTGTTGCGTATCTCTTCGATACTGCACGGGTAGATGCGGGTCAGCGTAGGTCGCAGCAGCTGACTGAACATGCCATCACCAAAGTTTGACTCGATGACGATGGTGTTTGCTTTGACACGCTTGGCTTCCCGCGCGATTGCGTCTAGGCTGGGCTGGTCATAGCCACCAGGGAGGCCAAACACCGAATGAACAAAGATGTAGCCAGACAGGGAGCTGAGGGCAACGCAGGCGGTCTCGTCCTTACCACGTCCAGACGGGTCAACACACAGGATGGTTTGCTCAAACGGGACCAGCTCGCCGTAGGCCTCTTCAGGGGCAAAGAACCCATCACCAACGAGGCCAGGGTTGTCGTGTCCGGTGATCTTGGCTCGAGGGTGGTTGGTGTGGACGTAGACCTCGTGTGCCTTTTTGGGCGTGAACGCAGCAAACATGGCGTCCTTGATCTTGAGCGGGTACTTGTCCGTGTCCGACAGGCTGGTGTCGAGCATGAACTGGAGTGCAAACTGGGCTCGCCCGTACTCCCGCCGGCGTGTCTCAATCTCCAACCGAGTGAATCGGCGGGGTTCGGTCGGGGCGCCGGCGTCAATCTCCAGCTCCGCGATGTCTGGCGCCAAGCGGCCCGCGTACTTCATGGACTGCTCGTCCGTGGGCTTCATGATGGGCCAGATGCGGCACTCGTAGCCCCGCTCTTCCATCGTTCGGTACACCGAGTTTTCGGTCTGGGGCGTACCGAGTGTGCGGACCTTCGGGTAAATGCCGCGCTCTTCGTCTCTGGGCAGGAGGATAGCGGAGAACTCCTCAATGCGCGTGACAAGGCGCTCCCGCATCAGCGGTGTCTCGGAGTTGTTCCTGACCTCGATGTCGTCAGGGATGATGGTGGTAGCACGGGACCCCGTAATCTGCCCTGTAATACCCCGCGAGACAACGGACGGGGACTGCTGAGGGACGCAGCAACCGACTTGGAACGACACGGAGCTGTCTTGGTCGCCTCGCTCAACGTCCGGGCGCAGGTGGTGGAGGATCGGGATTTCGTCGATCAGACGCCGGCAGAACTTGGTGAACAGGTCTGCGCGGTCTTTGGAGGCCGACAGGCACAGGATCATTTCCTGCGGGTCGATTAGCAGGAGCCAGCAGGCATACGCTGATGTCAGGTACGACTTACCGGCGCCGCGGAACGCCTGAATGATGAGCTTGTCGGGTCCGAACTGGAGGTAGTCGCAGATCGCCAGCTGTAGCGGCGTGGGCTCAGGTAGTTGTAGGTGCTTCCACACCACCCGCGCGAAGTTTTTGAACAGACGAAACGGGTGGTCTTCGGGAAGGTGCGGTCTCAAGAGTGGTCACCAAAGATAAGTTCAAAGAGCGCCGAGTACACAACTCCCCACACTGCCCCTTGGTGTGGCCCGGTGTAGTCGTGCAGCAGCGCGTGCGCGTACTCATGGACAAGAACCTCGTCTAGCTGCGAGGACCGTAGCCCCTTGTTGATCTTGATGACGAAGCTGTCGGTCGCATCCACGTACTCGCAGAGGCCTTCGTCATCCTCGAGGGCTACTAGCTTGACGGTCACGGGCCGAGACAGCGGGTGAGCGTGGCGCAGCACCGTCAGCGTGTCCCAAACCGTAATGTTCATTTCAATAGTCTACTGACAAACGCTGTTAGCACAGAAACCGCAGTTCCAGCCATAAGCCCCCAGACAGCTGCTTGGCTTTTTAGGCGGATCACATCCGCTTTGACTGCGGCATGGCTGGTGTGTAGGCGGTCAATAGCCTTCAACAGCTTGACTTCGCTGTGTTTGACCTCTTTCCGCATCTCTGCCTCGCATGACGACACGTGGTCGCTGAGGCGCTTCAGTTCACTAAGCACAAGTGCGCGGTACTCCTGCCAGCCGTCATCGCTCTCACCCATCACCTTTGTCCTCGTTGAGCACCTTTACGTCGTCAAACGTGATATCGTCCCATGCTGTTTGCATGACTTGAGACTCAAAGCCCTCTGTGTAGTGCTTGCCGCCGCGTCCTCCACGGTCGTTGAGGTACTTGCGGCACACCTCCATTTCAGATGCAGTCAGCTCAGGCTTTTGCAGTAGCCGCAGCACCTGCTGGTGCATCAGGTCGTCAAGGTTGTCCATCAGTTACCTGCCGGCAGATACCCAGGGTTGGTGCTGAGAGTCAGCGTGGTCGGACGTGCAAGGATCACATCGTCGGTGCCTGTCGAAATGACGCTGATCCGCAGGTTCATCGGGTTGCCGGTGACGGGCAGTTGGCCGGTCAGAGTGTAGGACTGGCAGTATTCCGTTCGCCCCACGGTGCCGGTTTGGGTCACATACAGGCCGTCAATTTGCAGGTACTGGTACAGCCCCGGAGTCTCACCTGTCAGGCCTTGTGGGAACGCAATCGTGCCCGGCGTCAGGCTTGCGCCAGTAATGGCGGGTTCTTCAGAGAAGCGATCCGTAATGCCTTGGATAGTGGCGTCAATGTAGTCGTTGTCCATGTTCAGCACGCGCGGGTTACCGCCGGCTTCGTCGTAGAACAAGACGTTAAACCCAAGGTTATCAAGAGTCCAAAAACTAGCACCTTGGGCTTTTCTAGCTCGCGCCAAGATGTTGAGCTTGAAGTTCCAGCCGCCCTGCACGGGCGTGACTTCAATAACCTTGTTGTTTGACGCGGCCTTGACTCGCGCGAGCTGCGTAGAAAACACCTCCATTGAAGCATCGCGCGAGTACGTCGTTTGCGACCAGCCCAAAGCGCAATCTAGCGCCGTATCGCTGGGGTCGTGCGAGGAACTGGTCTTGATGTATCGACCGCCAAACGCATCAACGTACCCAGAAGTCAGCGGCGACAGGCCGCTAGTCGGGCCAGTGTCCGTAACCATAAACGTAGCAGTGGCGTGCGGCCGGTATTGCCACGCAGCGTCTGCGTTGCTTTTGACGTAGAGCCCGCGGTACTCTTTGCCAGAGGTTGCAGGCACTTGGCCTGTACCTGAAATCTGCGCGTCTACGTAGTTTTTAGTCGCTACTGCATCAGCAACAGTAGGGTCTGCGACGTTCTGGATTTGCAGGTTAGACTGCCCGCCACCAGTTGCATCCCAGAACGTGCGCGTGTTGTCGAGCGGCAGATAAAAGCCCGTGACAGCCGCTTGGTTACCCTCCACAATCTCTTGCAGAATGTGCAGCAGTTGCTTCGTAGCTGTCTCAAGGTCTACCGCACGCAGGCTAGATGCGTCAGTGAACTGCACCAAGAAGTCGTCGTCATCTAGGTCCGTAGAGCGCGTGACGACAACCTCTGAGGGATTGACGATAGTGCCCGTCAGAGTCAGCTCGCGACCGTTCAGCGTCCACTGCGTGGTCGGTGTACCTTCTACCGTAACCGTAAGGTACTTGTCCCGCAGTACATCAAACGACAGCGTCAGCGGGTTAGAGGTCCACGTGAAGGTTTCCTGGGAGTTAGCCATCAGTCAATGAGCGTGGGAGAAGGGTTGCGGCGTGCGCGGCTGCGGTCTCGAGCGGCCTGCCGGACTGCTTTGAACTCGCGTTCCAGTTGAGGGTTGTCCTTGGCGAGCTGCACAAAAGCGGCCCGCTTGTAGGCGTTCATCACTCGGTTGATTGCGAGCACACGCCCGCTGTCTTGGCCGAACGTGGTGGGCGACGGGTCCAAGGCCTGATAGTCCGAGTCTTGGAAAAGCAACCGCAGCGATTGACGCATCGTCTTACCGCGCAGCTTGATGGTGCTAATTTGGTTCTGCCAGGCGTCGTATGCCGACACACCGTCAACGTCCAAACGCTCGTCAAGCATGTTGATGCCTTCGTACCGTGTTGGCATTGAGCGCCAGTCGTTGGGCACCTTGAGGAACTCGTTGCGAACCACGTCGTCTTTAATTTCCGTCACGCGCGTCGGGACAAATGCGTCAAGCCACGGCGAATCAGCAAAGTAACTGCGCGTGATCGGCTCGCCAAGTAGGTCCCGCTTTGTGTCAAGGCGCTGCGACATGCCGGGCACGCTTTGCATCATCTTGTCGCCAATGGTACGAGCATCGCGCATAACCGGATCGACGTTGATACCGATTTGACGGATAGAGGCTGGGACGGTCAGCGATGCAATGGTGCGTTTGAACCAACTTGCCGATGCGTCGGCGTCAGCCTCAAGAATGTTGACCAGGTCTTGCAGTCCCTGCATGAACGTCTTTTCACGTACTTGGTTTGCCGCAGCAGCAAGAGCCGACATAACCCCAAGGTCAATCAACTCATCTGTTTCTGGGTCGTCTGCATACTGCTTAAACTGAGCAATCTGCACCATATCGACCATGAAGCCAAGCCACGTTGCAATAGGCTCTGCGCGTGCGTAACTAACATAGCTGTCACCGACTCGAATTGAGAACGGCTGGAACCCTGCGGCAAGCCAAGCGCGGCGTTGGTTAGGGTCGGTCGGGCCAGAGCCTGTAATACGCGGAAGCTCGCCAGGGCCTTCCATTGTAACTACGCCAGGCATTGCCAGCATCGTACCGAACCCGCCCACAATGTTTGCCGCTAGGTACGACTGACCAACGGCTTGCCGGCGGATGCTGGGGTTCGGGCTGTTGATGCGTTCTGCGAAGTCGTCAAGCGAATCACTCAGGGCAGGGGCCGAAAACAGCTGCTTGTTAAGGTTGTCTTTCGCCAGACGCCACGAACCACCAACTAGGGTCTCTGTAGACGTGGCAAAGATATTGGTCGGAATGGTAAGGAACGGCGCAAACATCCGCAGGCTGGGGTGACGCCTTACAATGCCGGACACTGCATCGCCCAATGACACTGCGAGCCGTGCGGGCTTCGACATCGCGTCTGACTCTTGCAGAAGGTCTCTGAGCGGCCGGTTGTACGTCATGCTCTGCGCCTTACGGGCAGCAGCTTCGTGGATGTTGGTGAAGTCCTGCGCGTCTACCTCAGTCTTAGAGGCAAGGCCTACTACAGCAGCGTCCGTGCTTTCGTACTTGCCTTCATCAACAGCCTGTGCAGCGCGGCGCATCAGACCGTCACCTGCAAACTGAGCGACCAGCTTCTCCGGCTCGTGCATAGCTTGCCGTGTCAGGTCCGCTGCAATTTGTTCAGCCTCAGCAGCAGGCAAACCTTTGCTTTGCAGGTTCCGCATAACACCGTGGTGGTATTCCGTCTGGAATACCGTCAGCTGTTGAATACGGTCAATACGCGCCGGCAGGACACGACCAGGCACAAGCGTGCTGTACAGGGCGCTGATGACCCTGCGAGTTGTCCCGTCTGTCTGCCAGCCTAGCTTGTCTGCAACAGCGCCGGCCACGCGATCAACCTCTCGGCCTTGACGCAGTTCAGTCTGCAACCCAAGGTTGTGCATGACCTTACCCATGTCGTCACCCTTGAGCGCCAGCTTGAGAATGTTGTAGCCATTCTTCATCATCATGGTGCTCTTGCTCATGTCGTCCCGCACCTCGCCCATGATTTTGGCGGCAAAGTTAGGATCGGCTTTAGCCTGCAACTCAAACGCCCTGCCGTACAACTCGGCCAAGGCCTTTGTCGGCCAGACGAACAGCGGTGATGCTAGACCGATGGCAAGCGTTTTCGGGCCAGAGATGACGTTGGTGACAAACACCTCGGGGACAGCTTTGAACATGCCTTTGATGATTCCGCCCGCGCTCATGGCCCCCAACGCCAGATCTGCCTGGATTTCCTTAGCAGCGTCAACGGGATCAGGCGTCTTCTTCATCGTCTTAAGGATGCGCTTCTGCATGTCCGCAAGCTGCTTGCGAGCCGCAGGGCTAGTGCGTGCCTCAATAGCAAGCTGCCTGTAGGTGTCGAGGAGCTGCTGCTTGCTTTCTGTACCGGGCATCATGTCTTTGACCCGCTGCACCTTGTTGCCCAGCATGTTCCTGAACCGAGGGCCAAGCGAACCAAGCGCAAAGCCAAAGGCACTGCCAAGTTCCTCGCGCGTCGTGACGGTGTTGAACAGCGCGTCAATTGCGTGGTACACCGCACTGTCCGCTGACGGGTTCTTCATCGCCTGTGCGTCTTTCAGCACAGTCTCCAAGTGATCGCTAACTTGCTTACCGGACAGGCGAAGGCGCTCTGCGTAGCGAGACGCGGCGTAAACGGCCTCGGCATCACCGCCAGTGGTCTCAAGGATTTTCCGCGCAATGCGCGTGGACTGGAACACTCTGGAGAGCTTGTCAAACGCGTCTGCTTTGGCGCTGAACAGTTCCTCTTCGCTTACCTTTTCTGTAGCCTGCGGTTTGCTTTTCTTGCGTGCTTCGCGGCGTGCGCGTTTTAGGTCGTTGATTTCGTCAATAAACTCTCGAGTCACTCGGACGGAGACTGACGCAGCTGTGTCTGACAAGTGCTGGTTACCAAAGTTGATGCGGCCTTGCGCCTCCATCACTTCATCGGTGACACCTTCAATGACCTTACCCTGCTCGTCAACAAACTGCCCGTCCTTGTTTTTCTTAAGGTCGTACTGGTTGACGTTTAGTTGCTTACCAAGCGGCTCATCTAGGTTGTAACGGACCTCTTGCTCGAGGCCTTCCCTGATCGGCTCCAACTCCTCAGCAGATTTACGGCCAATAATGTCTCGGATACCCGCAGCCCCTTCAGGCGTCTCGCCCAACAGCTTGCGCTCGACCTCTTGCGCCTTGACGCTGTAGCGCGTGTCTTGCAGTCGCTCTTGCGCGCGCTCGTAGCGAGACATTGTTATAGGCGCCAGTTCTTCATCAAACACTAGCTCGGCTTCATCAACAACCTGTTGATCGAACTCAGCTTCAATCTTAGCCCGTTCTTCTGGGCTCATAGGCTTACCGCTCTTCGCCCGCTCTGCAATCACCCGGCGTTGCCGCGTGGCCCTTTTTAGGCCAACAATTGCAGCGTCCAGCATGCCGCCGGCGATGACGCCATCAAGCACGTTCTTAAGGCGCCCCTCAAACTCCGTGTCGTCTACGTCACCAGAGATGTAGGAAAACACTTCATTCTCTAGCGCAGGAACGTCGTTAAGTAGATCAACGAAGCGCCCCTGCTCGCCACGGAACGCAGCAAAGTCAACAACACCAGCGTGCGCGTAGTTGAAGATTTTGGACTGCTTCTTCAGCTTCCTGTACGTGTTCCAGCCTTTGGCGACCCGTGCGGTCGTGACAGCAAGGCCTCCAAGCACAGCACCACCAGCGACAAGCGGAGCACCAAGCACAGCGCCCGCGCCGATGCCCAAAGCCGTCAGTGTCGCCAGCGTTCCCTGGATGATGCCCCCAGTAATGATTGAGCCCGCAGCGAACTGCGAGATCGCGCCCGTAAACGCGCCAGCCATAGACTCAGGGGCTGTAAAGAAAGAGTCCTCTACATCCGATACGTCACCGCCAAACGTGTAGCTGCTAAGGTCAAACATGCTGCGAACAGCTTGCTCGCCACCGTACAGCGTTGATTTAGCTACGTCTCCAGCTGTGCCAAAGAAACCAAGGCTTTGGATCTCGTTAGGTATTTGCCCTTCGGCTGTAAACTGAAGAGTGTCGAGGATGCTGTCGTTTCTAGAGGCGGTCATTCGATTGTCTGGTTAAGCAGCTTAAGTTGGTCATAAACGTGCGCGACAACAATGCCATATTGCATGCGGTCAGCTTTCTTGTCCGAGTTGTAGGCTGCGCCTGTTTTTGTCTCATACAAAGCATCCGCCACCTTTTTGGTGTACGCCCACACCGGGTTGCCCTTCACAAGCCGAGTAAACGCCTCGTCGTCAAACGGGTTATTGGCGTACTCCTCAAGGGACATCTGCCCTCCAATGTTCAAGTCCTCCAGCGACTTTGAAGCGTATCGCATGTAGTCTTGAAATTGACGTTTTGGTGCAACAGTGGTTTCCCTTGAAGCGACGCCCATATCAAAAAGTTCCGTGTCATCAACAAGGGCACTGTCAATAGTAAACAGGCGCGGAAGACTTAGCCGCGTGTAATCCACCTGTAGCCGCCCGTCTTCTAGGCTAAACAGATCAGAAGACTCAGCCATTCGCCTGTAGAGGTTTTCAAAGTCTGCCCCAGGCTTAAAGCTTAATCCAGTGCGTTCAGACTCTGACAAACCCGTACTGTCGGGTAGGTCATATAGACCAAGGGCTTGTCGAAACCTGTCCTCAAACAAGGCCTGCACAGCGGAGCCGTGTACGCCGACTTGTCTATAATCGCCTTCAAGTAGTTCAAGCATAAGGCTGTTAGCAAACGTCGTAGCTTGAGCCTCTATCTCCTCAGCAGACTGACGGCTCCTTTGCAGTGCCGTTTCTTTGTCGCCTTCTTGAAGCTCTTGCACGTTATCAAACCCGTACAACGCGCCAAGAGCCAACACTCTGCGAGCCCGGTCTTGACGCCCGCCGTCTGTGCCGCCGCTAACGGCGAAACTTGAGGGAATCTGGTTGAGAGGCTTGTCTGGGATTTGAACGTCTGGTTTTCCGTAGAGAACCTGCGATGCTGAATTGAGTGCTCTGCTGCTTTGGGTACGCTCAACCTCAATCAGCTCTTGAGTTGTGAGGATTTTTTCGTCCGTCTCAAGTTCAACCTGCCGCGCTGTAATCCTCTCATTGACTTTAGCTTGGAACTGGCGCACTGCCCTCGCAGAGTCAATTTCACCTCTTTCAATTTGCTGCTCAAGCTCGTCAATTTGAGGCGTTAGTTCGTTTCTAAGGTCAATGGCGAATTGCCTGTCAGGTACTGATTGGGCTTCTTGCCCCAGATCAAGCAGCCCGCCCTCAGCGTCAATCTGGATTGGGCGCCCCTCCTCGATGCTTTTGACGATTGCGTTAGCTGTAGACCTCCATTTAGAGGCCTCGACCAGCGCCTCCCGTTTGAAGCCGCGAACTTGGTTGGTGACCCTAGCCGCCTGTAGCGGTGTAAGGCCTTCAGTCCTAATCAGCGTCTGCATTAGATCCTCTTGGGATCGCTCAAACAGTTCTTGCAGCTTGGCACGCTTGTCCCCGAACACAGAAAGTTCACCACCCTCACCTGCAAGGAGGGTGAAAGCTGCTTCCTGTGCCGGTGTTGCGGCATCGCTAGGTCCTAGGTTTCTAAGGCGAATACCCATGCCCTCGATGTAGTTAGCAACCTTTGCCCTCATGCCAGGCTCTGCGTCTAAGATGACTTTGTGCAGCTGGCGCATCTCCTCGGCGGTCAAGTTTGCGGGATCTACAAGGAGAAGTTCAGTGTCAACCTTTTCGGCAACATACTTCTCCACCTGCACAGCAGCGCCAATCTCAGCATCTGCGCGTGCGGCCCGCCTTGACTCACGAATCTCCTTCTGAATCATCGTGCTAACGCGGTTCGCTCGTTTTGTGGCCCCGCTGTACGGCTTGACCCCGCCAGGACCCGTCAGCTCTGTCGCAATCTGCATGAGGCCTTCAAGTGCCTCTTCTCGCTCTGACGGGTCAGCAATCTGCCTAAAGGCGTTTACGTAGGTTCGGAGTGGCCCGTCCTCAAATGCGGCGTGATAGTCCTTCTTGCCACTGTCGGCATAAACCATCAGGTCTTTTTGCAGCTGCTCTTTAAGGGGGCCTCTGTCGTTGGCGCTAAAGCTGTGCGACTCAACATCGTTAAGAGCCTCAACAATGTCCATTGCCTGCTTTGCAGACACCTCGGTCTTGCTCGTGAGCAGGTCGTCCTCCATCTCCTCTTGGAGCATGATGTACGCCTTGACCTCTAGGTCGCTTGCCAGGGTGTCGAGCGTGCCTGCGAGTCGGCGGGCGGCTCTGTCCCCAAGCCCTGGCGTTTCGCTACCCGCTTGGTCCAAAGGAGTGCCGCCGGCAATGCCAACTCTCATTGCTGTTGAGCGCCGGTCGCCTGCCTTGCCTACCTCATCTGCAATGATCTCGTCTACCGCAGCAGCAATGGCTTCCTGTACTTTGAGGTCAACATCTTCTGCGCCGGCGTATTGAGCAGCAGCAGCGCGGCCAGCCTTAACGATGTCAGTGGCTCGACGGTTGACAGCTTCACCGGCTCGCTGCGCAAGCAGCTCTACCTTTGCGTCGTCAACAAGCGACAGGAACACAGGGCTTTCGGTGGCGCTAATCCGGCCATCCCGCTGCATCCGCACAAGTTTCGCCTTCGTTTGGTTTGGCGTGCCTTCTGTGCCCAGCAGGTCTTTGATGATCGAGCCAAAGGACTCGCCTTCTAGTTGGCGCCGCGCAAACTCCTGCGACAGTTCTTTCTCAAACGCCAGTTCTTGTTTAGCCTCAGCCGCACGCACACCGCGCAAAGTGTCCGAGATGTCAATGAGGCCTTGTAGGTCAAGCTGCTGTTGTTGCTGTACAGCTCGCTGCGGAGGGGTGGCGAAAGTGTCAACCGGGGTAAATGACGGACCAGCAACAATCTGACCCTGTAGTTCTTGCCTGTTCGGTCTCATCAGAAGATGCTCGTAGATCCCTTCCCGGAGTAAATGTTGCGGAAGCCACCGCCTTCAACCGCTTGGAAGCCTGCGGCATAGCTGGCAAGACCCTGAGCGCCTACCTGTAGGAGCCCACCCAGAATGTTAGGCTCTGGCGTCACCTGCGGCTGCGCTTGGTTGATGCGCGATTGCGCCTGCGCCACAATGCCCTCTCGCTGCTCTTGCAGCTGTAGAAGCTCGTACTCGCGTTCTTTGCCGATAACAGCAGCGCGTAGGTTTTCTTGTCGCATGTAGTCTTGTGCCACCGCAGACACAGAGCGCCCCTCAACACCCGCCGCCGCAGCGCCTGCCACCTGTTCCGCAGTTGCCGTGCGAGCCTGGCGCGCCAGAGCAGCTTGTTTTTGCCCCGCTGCTGTGTCGCCTTGGCGTTGCCTGATTGAAAGCCCCGTAAGCATCTGGACCGACGCGCGGGCTGCTTCGCGCTGGGTGCGCTCGGCAATTTGCTTGTTGATCTTGTTCATCTTTCGAGAAGCCGCAGCGCCTCCAAAAAGATTTCCAAGGCCCGCAATAACGGTCAAGCCTGTTATGGGGTCAATCATTGGTCGTTCGCAGGTAAAGAGAGAAAGGCTCGTTCGAGAACGTGGCCTGGGATACGTTGCGGAATCCGCCGCCTAGAAGCCACCGACAGTGCAGCAGGTTCTTGCTGTGGACAAAGTTGCCGTACAGCGGGTACAGGGTGTCAAGGTACGGGAAGATCACATTGCGGGCCTTGCGGGTCATCAGCAGGGCAAAGTCGCTGAACAGCTCGTCATTCGACACTAGCCAGACGTAGCCCATGCCTGCCCGCACAGCACCGTCTGTCCAGTGGCCGTGGCCCCAGATGCCGTGCAGCTGTCCGTCATCGTCGTAGATCACGAAGGCTTCGTCAGACACTTCAATTGAGTGCTCGAGCAGTCGGCCAGGTTCGTGTTGCCCTTCGTACACCAGCTGCATTTCGTGCAGGTCGTCGTCGCGTAAGTGCGGACCCAGTGTGTATGCGTGGTCTGGGTGCGCGTGGTCCATCAGAAGATGGCGCTCGGCGGGTACTTGCGGCGGTGTCTCAAAGCCCATTCAAGAGTGGTGATGTTGCTGGGGTACGGCGTGTCGTTCTTCAGTGTCAGCTTGAAGTTGTCTGACATTGAGTTGATCGACACTTTGACCTCATCGGTACGGATTGGGTCCGTGTTGTCGAAGTCGTCAGTGAATGCAACACCTTGGGTCCCCAAGCCACCTCCATTATATGTAGTGGTGTAGGTCTCCCCTGCTTTGTACTGCACTTCGGCATCAAGGGCACCTGTGCGGGACACACCTACCGTAGCACTGCGGGTCAGCGTCTCTGCGCTCTTAGACACAGCAAGGCCTTGCCCGGTGTTGTACTTCACGAACGGCTTGTTAGCAGTCCAGCTAAACGTGTAAGGCTCACCAAAGAACAGGCTTTTGCCTGTATGGTCACCGCGGACCACCACCGTGTTTGTACTCGGAATCCGTTGCGTCACTTCAAGCCTGATGCCTTCCTCTTGGTCAACACCGTTGTTGGCCGTAACGACCTCAATGGCCGTGTCGGTAGGCACCGTGTAGCTGGCAGAAGGTAGCGTAAAGGTAGTCACATCCAAGTCGCGGTCGTACACATCGGTGACGCCAACACTGTTCGGGTAGTACACGCGGCGGTCCAAGTGCATGACGATGTTGCTGTTGACATCTGCCTGCCCTGCGCCGATCTCCATGCGCTCTAGGCAGGTCCTAGTCGAACCACCACCAACGGACACGTCGTAGTTGACCACCAGATACAAGTAGCGGTCTACAAACGTAAAGTCCACGATGGTGCCTTTGGTCTCCCAGATGCACCACGCAGCCATGCGATACTCCTCGCCTGACTTGATGTACTTGTAGGCGTACAGCTTCTTAGGCTCGGCATCGCTGAACAGCAGCATCAGATCATCGACATCGCTGCCACGTACCCGCGTAAAGCCTCCTCGAGGAATGAGCCTGGGGATTGCCTGCGTCACATCAACGTCACCAATTGCGTCTACTTCGCCTAGCGGCAGCAGCTCGCGCACACCGATGTAGTTGGTGTTGCTGTACGGCATGAACACGGTGCGGCCAATCAGGACCGGGTCCGCGTTCCGCAGACCGTCATGGCGGGAAGCGACAGGGGCCTGCACGGTGGCAGGGCTTAGGACGCCTGTGCGGGACGCGACGACTACCTGCGACTCCGTAGAGAACAGCATTAGGCGCTCGTCAATGGGCACTGCGGACAGCAGCGGGGCGCCTTGGTCCTCCGTAGCGGCAATGTCGATTGGCTCAGAGTCTGGCAGAGACAGGACGGTAGTGCGCCAGAAGTTACCAAGCTCGCCAGTCTCCGACAGAATGACGTTGTTGTTGCTGACAAACCCAAGCCGCCCTTGGTGAAAGAACACGTCAGTCAGCTTCTCGCCCACAAATGAAGGCGCAGGGTTGCTTTCGGAGTCGCCGGCAGACTTGTCCACCCACCCGTCGTAGGGGCGAACATCAAAGAAGATAGAGTTAGCCGTGCCGGTGTATGTACCATCTCCGTCGTCCTGCGACCGCTTGATGATGTGCGGCATCGTTGCCGCGTCCAGCCGGCCCTTGCCTGTCTCCGGTAGCGCAAACTCCTGCCACTGCCCCTGACCGAAGTGATCGGTGTAGGCCGCGTCGTAGAAGTTGTCGTAGTTCTGGTCGGTGGCCCGCACCCACTTCTCGGACGCAAAGCGCACGTAGTAGTCGTCCAGCGTTTCAGCGGTCAGGTTGGACACCCGGCAGATAGCACCGTGGCGAAAGACTAACGGAAGGTCGCTGATCTCTTCGACAGTGTCCGTCCAGCCCGTAATGAACGTGTTGCCGACCGAGTCCGTTACCTCGAACACCTCGATGTCAGCAACTGTGCGGAGAAGAAGCGATGAATTAGAAGTGTAACGTCCTGGCTCAACAGAAATGATGCCAGTTACTTCCCCAGGCGTTGTGTCATTAGCGGCCATCAAATCCAAGATGGCTTCTTTGAGCTTCTGCGCGGCGTAGTCAGTTGTGACAGGGAACGTGCGCGAGATGGACACCTTATTGCCCGTGATGACATCCGCTTGGTAATCAGACGTAAGGTCCCCACCACCACTGCCAACGGACCGCTTGGTCTCAAGGTTGTGCCAGCCAAAGTGCAGATCCGACGTTGTCGGGGTTACCGCAAACGCATCAGCCTTGAGCTTGGCAATACGCGTTGCAGGGTCATACGTCCAAGCGCCACGCCGGTACGTACTAGCGCTCTCCTTCGTCGTCGCTGCGGTGTGCGCGTACAGCAGGTCTTCGTTGTCAGTGACCGGGAACGGCGCGTTTGGGATTCGCGTGTTTTCTACGAGCCACCCATCTGCGGCACCCACGTGGTTAGACGCGGTTTCGACCGTGTGGCTGTAATCGGCGTCTGCGTTGGGGATAAGGCTACCGGCATCGTTTCGCAGGTTGCTCGCCTCGTCGATGAAGTTGCTGGGCGCTGTGTAGTTGACCGTGAACTCATCCTTGCCGGCCACCTTGCAACGCACTTGCAGCTTAACGCCCCAGTTCATCTGACGCACAAACAGGCCTGCTGACCGCTTGTTGACATCCCACGATGCCCGCTGCGGTCCAGTCGTCTCCGCAGTAATGACCTTGCGGTTTAGGACAAACGCTGTGTCCACAATGAGCTGCGCCTTCAGGTCCGCTCGGCCAGCCTCGTAGGACCCAGAAGCGCTACCAAGGTAGTTGCGGGTCGCCTGCGTGACTGCGTAAGAGGGGCCCTGCGTTGTGTCGCGGACAAGGTAGGACGTGCCATCAGCATCAACGACGTTGATCTGCCCCTTGCCCACCAGCGCGAAGTATTGCTGGTCAGCTCCAGCAGTGTCCTGCCGGTCGTAGGCGATGAGCACTGAGTCCGGGTCTGAAAGGGCGCTGAACTGGTCCACGTGCTGCGTCGGCCACCGCTTACCAGCGCCTTCAACAGCAGAGAAGTACACGTTGCGGGCATCACGGGCTTGCGTAGGGCTGCGCTTGTCCTCAGGCTGCTGGCTGATACCACCAAGCAGGTTCGATACAAGTTGGCCTTGCGTGCTCATGTTCCAGGCGTGCGGTTAGAGAAGGGGTTGTTACCGGAGTGCGACGTAAGGCCGCTGTACTCGTTGCCTCGGCTGATCCCGACCTGCATGTCAGGCGCAT